TATTAAGTCAGATTATTTATCTAACTCAAGATTCGTAATGAATAGAGGAACATTTGGTTCTTTATTAAAACTTGAAGATGGCGAAGGTCAAAAAATCTTCCATGTTGGCATGACATTAGTTGGAGGAGCTCCAAACACAATTCTTGGATATCCTTATGTATTAGCAACTGATATGCCAGATATTGGTGGAAGTGCTAAACCAATCGCTTTTGGTGATTTTAATAGAGCATATACAATCGTGGACAGGGTTCAGATGTCTGTACTTCGTGATCCATTCTCTCAAGCTACATCAGGAAATGTAAGATATGTGGCTCGTAAGAGAGTAGGTGGAGCTGTTGTACTAGCAGAGGCAATTCGTCTACAAAACATTTCAGCATAAGGGGGCTAATATGAGAGATATATCAAATCGTGTTAAGGCAGTAACATGCCAAGATGCAAAAGTCTTTACTGCTGATACTAATGGAACAACTGTTGACAGAATTGGTTTTGAATCAGTTATGTTTCTTGTTAACTCTGGTATTGAAGGCGACACATTATCTGGAAGTGTAAAGTTTGACTTTATACTTGAAGAGTCAGATGATGATTCAACTTTCTCAGCAGTTACAAGTTCAACATCTGTCACAGAGGGAACTGTAGATTCATCAGGTATCTTTTTAACATTAGATGCAAATGGTGAAACACCACAGACCAGCCAGATTGGTTACATTGGTGGTAAAAGATATGTTCGTGTCAAGATTGATGTCACAGGATCTCACTCAAATGGAACACCTATAAGTGTTCAGGCAGTATTGGGTAATCCTATTGACTCAGAAGATGCTTAACATGTAAAGAGTTGGGTGGTGGTTTGCTCATTGACCATCACCTTTCTTTATTAGGAGAATAAATTATGAAAATTAAAATGGTTAAAGATTCTATTGGAGCAAGTAATCAGTCAGGTAATCAAACTCGCTTATACAAAGCAGATGAGATAGTTGACTGTAATGCAGAGTGGGAAGTTAACTTAGCTCATGTTTTTCTAGCAGAAGAACAAGCTATTGAGGTTAAAGTTGATAAACCAACTGAAACAAAAAAATCTCCAAAGAAAAAGACAGTTAAAAAAACAGCGAAGAAGTAATGAGTAATGGCAAGGTCGATATCTTCTGATTTTAACACCCAGATAACTAGCAATAGTTTCAGACCTTTCTTTGCAGTAAAAATAGGATATGATTCAAATCCTCTCCGACTATGGACAGGATATCATGACATCACTATCAGCTCCGAAACCTATACAGGTTCTGGAAGTTTTTTAAGTTTCTCTACAATATCAGAGTCTGCTGATATAAAAGCATCAGGTTTGCAAGTTGTATTAACTGGGTTAGATAGTTCTATTCTTAGTGCTGGAATATCAGAAACAGAGCAGAACATTCCTTGTGAGTTTTACTTTGGTGTTCTTACAACAACAGATAATGCAACAGCCATTGTTGAAACACCTTATAAGCTATTTGAGGGATTTTTAGATGTCTGCAATATAGATAATAATGGTGATGAGGTTAATGTAGAATTTAGATTTGAAAATAAAATGATATCTTTAGAGAAGCCAATAGATAAAAGATACACAGATCAAGATCAAAAAAACTTATTTCCAAATGATAAAGGTTTGGAGTTTGTTGCTTCCATACAAAATAAATCTATTGTATGGGGTGGAGGAGATAGATAGTGGGCTTTTTTAAATCATTTTTTTCTAGGACAATAGATTTTTTAAAGAGTAAGGCTTTTGACTACATTTTAGCTCAAAAGATGAACCCTTATGTTCAGGCAATATTAATTGTTGCAACGATAGTCGTTGGAAATGCTTTAGCTCCAAGACCGAGACAAAGAAACAGCTCACTTCAACAGGCTAGTTTCCAGCAAGAAACTCAAAACAGAACAATTATGTTCAAACAGCCAATCATCCCAAGAGATGTAGTATATGGGGAAACAAAAAAATCTGGTGGTATCTTATTTGTAGATACAACTAACAATGATAAGGATTTACACTTGATAGTGCAGTTGGCATCGCATGAAATACAAAGTATTGATTCTATATTTTTAAATGATGAACAATTAACCACATCAAGTGTTGGTAACGATGCTAATGGTATTGCAAGGTTGAAAGTTACAGCTCCGACTAAATTTGCAAAAGAGTCAAGATTTACAACTAAGGAGAGGACACTAATTGCTAGTGATTATGTCAAAGTACAAGTCGCACAGCAGTTTTTAGGTGCTAACTATAACAAGGATGGATTAGGATTAGCGCAAGGCACATCAACTATTAAGTTAATTAATGATGCATCTTTTACAATAAATGCTAATGACAAGTTAAGTATTGGTGGCAGAGAGTACACAGTAAATTCTGGAGGCACTTCTTCTGTTGCAAATAGTAGGCATGAGTTATCTGTAACCATATCAGAGGGGTTAGTAAGACAGGTTAATTCTTATTCAATAAGGCAACATACACCAACTGGTGATTCACAAATGGCATATTATTCTAATAATCCAACTAGACTGACAAATGTACTACCCTTTGAGAGTGGCTTAACAACTGGCTTAGAATCTGCTGTTCAGGTCATTCATAGATTTACAGACTCATCAGAATTAACAGTCAGAATAAAACAACACTTAGGATCTGACGATCAAGTAGCAGATGCAGACTTAGTGAGTGAAGTAGCTGGATGGACAGAAAATCATAGACTTCAGGGGATAGCTTATTTGTATATTAAATTAAAATACGACAGGGATGTCTTTCCAAATGGTATTCCAAATATATCAGCGATTATTAAAGGTAAAAAATTATTAGACATAAGAGATAGCTCGACTGCTTTCTCTTCAAACCCAGCATTGGTTATTTATGACTTTTTATCAGATACAAGATTTGGTTTAGGAGTATCAACATCAAATATAGATACTACATCATTCACAACTGTTGCCAATACTTGTGATGAAACTGTCAGTCTTTCTGCTGGTGGTACTCAAAAAAGATATGAGTGTCATGGAGTAGTATTTAATGACATTGCTCCGATGGAGATATTGGATGACTTATTAAGTTCTTGTGTTGGAATATTAAGTTACACTAATGGCAAGTTTCATTTGAATGGAGGCAAGTATGTTGCTCCAACTATTACTCTAAGTGAGGATGACTTTAGAGGTGGAATAAAGTTAACAACTAAGCAATCAAGAAAAGATACTTTCAATACTGTCAAGGGAATATTTACATCAGATGAAGCTGATTTCCAACCCACAGATTACCCTATGGTTACAAGCTCAACTTTTACTGATGAGGATGGAGAGGTAGTATTTGCAGATGTTGATTTGCCTTTTACTAAATCAAGTGTTATGGCACAAAGAATTGCAAAGATAACATTATTTAAAAACAGACAGCAACTGGTATTGAAAGCGCCATTAAAACTTACAGCATTCAAGTTGCAAGTTGGTGATACAGTAACAATTAATAATTCTTTGCTTGGTTTGAGTAGTAAGATATTTGAAGTTGCAGACTGGGGATTTGTAGCAAATGAAAATGATCTAGGAGTTGATGTAGTTTTAAAAGAAACAAGCTCAACTGTTTACGATTGGAATGCAGAGGAGTCTGTCTTTAGTCAAGATAATACAACCTTACCATCATTCCAAGATGTATCGACTCCATCACTAACAGTAACCGATATTTTAAGAGTGTACTCTGGAACTCCAATAACTGTCATACAGGCAGTTGTATCATCTAATCAAGGAACAACAGCAGAGTTTGAAGTTCAATATAGAAACACCAATACAGAAGATACTTTTAAATCTGTAGGAAGATCCACTAATAATGTCTTTGAGATTGAAAATGTAGAGGATGGAGCATTTTATGAAATAAGAGCAAAAAGTATAAATGCATTTCAAGTATCATCTGACTTTGTAACTGTAGATCATGAGGTAGTAGGTAAGTCAGCTCCTCCATCAGATATAAGTAATTTTTCTGTAAATATTATTGATAATCAAGCTGTTTGCTCTTGGACTCCAGTTGATGATTTAGATATATCACATTACATAATAAGGCACACTCCAGCAACCACAGGTCAGGTTTATTCTGGGGCTGAAATTATTGCAGATAATATTTCTAAATCAACTAATGTTGCATCTGTTCCAGCAAAAACAGGAACATATATGATTAAGGCTGTTGATGTTTTAAATTTAACATCTGAAACATCTGCTAAAAAGGTGGTTATACTTAATCAAATCAATGAGGATTTTAATGTTGTATCTACTCAAACTGAAAGCACAGGGTTTGCTGGTACAAAGTCTGGCTGTGAAGTTGTAACTAGAGATAGCACTAATTTTTTAGAGATCATACTAGGTGAGTTGTTTGATAATGGTATTGGAAACTTTGATGACAATACTGGTAACTTTGATGATGGAGGACTAACTCCTAACAATTTAGAGGCAACTTATGAGTTTCAAAATAACCCTATAGACTTAGGGGGTATATTTAACAGCTTTGTTACTATTACCATGAACTCATCCAGACATGATTCAGAGTCTTTATTTGATAGCTTTGGTGGAGTATTTGATGATAGAGAGGGATTATTTGATGGAGGATATAATGAGTTTGACGATGTTAAAGCAGTTGTTCAAATATCTACATCAACTGATAATTCTACTTATACAGACTTTCAGGATTATGTGTTAGGCTATTATAAAGCAAGATATATAAAGTTAAGAGTTAAGATGACCACAGTAACTAGCACAGCGACTCCATCTATATCACAACTTGTTGCGACTATTGATATGCCAGATAGAACTGTGGCTGTTGATGACATTGCAAGTACAACAGCATCTGGTGGTAAGGCGATAACCTTTAGCCCAGCATTTAAAGAATTGCAAGGCTTGGGTATAAGTGCTGACAATTTAGCCTCTGGAGATTTTTACGAAATCACATCCAAGAGTGCCACAGGATTTACTATTAAGTTTAAAGATTCTGGTGGTTCAGTTGTTGATAGGACTTTTGGTTTTGTAGCAAAAGGATTTGGATTCCTTGAAAGCAGTTAGAATGAGTGATATATTTCAATTAAATTTAGGAGGTTTTTAAGCATGGCTCAACACGATTACAATATTGCAAATGCCACATTTCCAAACACTAGAACAGATTTAAACAATGTTTTATCTGCTATATCAAGCAATAACTCTGGCACATCAGTTCCAAGCACAACATTTGCCAATCAGTTTTGGTATGATACATCAACTAATAAGTTTTATATTAGAAACGAAGATAATGATGCAAACATACAGCTTTTTGAGTTGGATCAAACTAATGACACAGTTGAGTATTTTTTATCAGATAGTATAAGGACAGCATTGATAGAATTTACCGATGGCGATGATGCGATGAGTATTGCCGATGGTGGAGCTATTACTATCTCACAATCTCTTGACATGAATGGTACAGAATTCATTTTGGATGCTGATGCCGATACATCTTTAACTGCTGATACTGACGACAGGATAGATGTAAAAATAGCAAATATTGATGTTGCTCAAATTTCTACTCAAAATTCAGGAGATTTAGTAATCAAAACAGCAGTTGGAGATAAAGACTTTGTTATCAAAGGTGTTGATGGCAGTTCAGAAATTACAGCCATGACCATAGATATGAGTGAGGCTGGGGCAACAACTTTCAATAATGATGTAACTGCTTTCTCTGATGAACGATTAAAAACAGATATAGAAACTATTGATAATGCATTAGATAAAGTGTTAGCAATGAGAGGTGTTTATTTTAACAGAGGTGGTAGAAAAGGAACTGGAGTCATAGCTCAAGAAGTTGCTGATGTTATGCCAGAGGTAGTTCATTCAAATGAGGAGTATTTTTCTGTGGCTTATGGAAACTTAGTGGGTGTTCTTATCCAGTCGATCCATGAGTTAAAACAAGAAATTGACGAACTTAAAAAGGGGTAATTAAATGGCGATACATGGTACAGGCTCACCTCTTTCTTTATCACAAATAGCATCAGAGTTTGGTGGAGATGCCCCTCACTCAATGTCAGAATATTATGCTGGTGGCTCTAATGTACCAGCTGGAACAAGTGGGAATGGTGGCGATATACCAAGTTCAGGGGCTATAAATTTTAATATATTTTATACTTCTGAAAAAGTTACAAGAGTTGCGATTGGGCTTACAATCTCAAGCACGACTCAAAACTACAATATTTACTCAAACAGAGGTGGCACATACTCTGCTGGAAATTCAGATGTTACTCTAACTGTTCAAGCCATAGTTGGCTCGGCATCTATTGGTCAATATGCAATAGACACAGGCAATCAATGGACATCTGGCGATACTGTAAAAATTATAAATAATAGTCAGATAGTTGGATCTGGTGGTCAAGGAGGCGCTGGTGCGACAGGCTCAACAGCTCAAACTCAACAACAAATTTCAGGATCTGCTGGTCAGGGTGGTGGTTCTGCTGTTAATTTAGGATTTGACACAACCATTCAAAATAATGGTGGCTTCATCAGAGGTGCTGGTGGAGGTGGTGGTGGAGGTGGAAACGCCCAACTAGACCAATCAACAGGAAAAGGTGCTAACTTTACTGGAGTTTCTGGTGGAGGAGGTGGTGGAGGCGCTGGTCAAAATGGTGGCTCTGGTGGATCAAATGGTGGTGGTCAGGGAGGATCAGTAGCTGGACAAGGTGGTCATATTGGTGGACATGGTTTAGGAGGTGCTGGTGGATCTCATGGCTCTCCAAATCCTGCCACAGGTGGTGCTGGAGGAAATGGAGGTGGCTATGGTTCAGCTGGTCAAAATGGACAAACTGGTACATCTAGAAATTCAAGTGGTGTAATAATTACAGGAGGCTCTGGAGGTACAGGGGGGGCATCAGGAAAAGCTGTAAATCTCAATGGCAATACTTTAACATGGGAGGATGGAAATACTAATGTTCAAGGAGCAGTATCATGATTTTATATAGAACTTGGATTCAAAACAAAAAAGTTGTACACAGAACTTACTGGGCTGGAAGTGAAGATGACGAAACAAAAAAAGTAAAAGATGAAATATTAAAAGTATTTCCTGATGAGACATTTCCATTTCCTATGTATGTTTGGGGTGTAAAAATGGGTGGGAATAAATATACTATTCATAATTGCAGTTGTTCAGCAGATTATAAGGATAGTAGCAAACTGCAAAACTCATTACTGATTGATAAAGACTTTATAAAATATTTTTATGACTTAGACACAAAAACAAAAACAATAGAAATAGTATATAAAAAAGGACAGGTTATGCCTGTCGTTACTGTGCCATCTAATATTAATGTTGATTATGTCACCGACATGTGTGATGCAAAGTTTGATTTATTAAATACTCCAGCCATTTATGTTTCTGGAAATGTAAGAGATATTTATGCATGGGCAGACACACTTAACTCAAATATATCAAAGCCAATATCTGCTTATAAAAAGCTAGAACATGATGATTGTTTTAAATTTCAATTTGATACAAATAAAAAGCTCACAGAAATTACCTTAGTAGCTCATTTAGAAAGATATGCAGTTTATGGTGAAGGAAATAAAGTTTATACTGAATACACATCTGACTATGCTGATGAATTGACAAATATTGACTCAACAGAGATTGTTGTTCCTAACTATGATAATCATGGAAATCGTATAGCTCAGTCTCAAAGCAAAGAGGATATTAAAGAGTATATAAAAGTTCCTAAATCAGATGGATCAGGTGGCTATGATACAGTTCCTCTTAAAGATTTGTAATATTGGATTTGGCGCAAGTCATGTTGTTGCAAACAATGGTGTCAGAGCAATATCTAGGTGGGGTTTCTGGACTAAACCATTAACAGTATTAATATCCAGAATACATCCAATAGATCATGATAAGCAATTTGCAAACACTAAATCTGATGCAAGAGTTATCTATCACAGTCATGAAACTAATTTTATATCATTTATATTTAAAGGTAATTACACAGAAGAAATAAATGACAATGGTAATATTATTGTTAAGAAAAGAAAGTGGTTTAATTATGTAAAAAAAAGCACATTTCATAGAATAAAATGCGATGATTATGTGTGGTCAATACAAGCTGGATTTTTTAGAGATGATAAAGTTATGGTGAAGATTAACAACAGAATATACCCACATAAAAGATTATTTACTATGGGTGGCAGAGATGATGGTACTTTAGGATGAGCTTAGTAGTTCAAAAAATAAAACAAGACTGGGATGTGAAAATTTGTAATCAAAAGAAAGAGGCTCCTTATCTTGTCATTGATAATTGGTACACAGAAAAAGAACTGGAAGCTGTATGGCTTGAATTAGAAATGTATGGAACACAGCCTGTTGATAATATAGAAAATGCAGAGAGCAATAATTCAGCAGTAGCAAGAGATAAAGATGGAAAAGCAAAATCAAATGCTTATAGATTCCATATGTGGGATTTTTACACAGAAAAGGGTAGTGAGATATCTCCAATATTAAGGTCTATGTATAAACAGAGAAGTCCAGAATTTCATGATTTTGTAAAAGAGGCAATGCCCTTACATCATCATAATTTTATCGGCACTAATACTGACTCTACATTTATAGGATATTACGACAAAGGGAAATATTATAAGCCTCATCATGATGGCACACAGTTTACTTGTTTAATATGGTTATACAAACAACCTAAGAGGTTCTTTGGTGGTAACACAAGGATCGTTCCTATTGATGCAACGATTGAATGTATATCTAATCGTATGTTATTGTTTCCGAGTTATTTACAGCATGAAGTAACAAAGGTATCATCTAAAGATGATATTCCATTTGGATATGGCAGATATGGAATTACACATTTTTATAATTGGGAGAGAAGATAATGGCTGGTATAAAAATACATACAGCTGAAACAGAGCATGTAGTAAATACTGATGATTTAAAAAATCACTTAAAAATCACAGGCACAGATGATAATGATACATTGGATATCATTAGAGTTACTGTACATAACTGGGCTAAAAACTACACACAAAGAAGTTTAACAACTCAAACAATACAGTTATTTATTGATAGTATATATCAAGCAGACAGAGTGATAGAAGAGGGAAAGTATGTCGGCATAGATCAAGATATTAATAGACGATCAATACTATTACCTTTCTCGCCTGTTGCAAGTGTTACTCATTTTAAAAGTTACGATGATAGTGATTCAGCCACTACTTTTGCATCTAGCAAATATTATGTTAGTACAGCATCCTCACCAGCTAAATTAACTCTTAGACAGGGTGAAAGTTATCCGACAGGTTTACGAGTAGCTGATGCATTTGAGATACAATATGTTGCTGGATATGGTGGAAGGACTGATGTTCCAGCAGATATAAGAAATGCTTGTTTGTTATATGCCTCGCATTTGTTTGAAAATAGAGGTGATGGTTTAGATGGTAAAGCGATATTACCTCCTCCATCAGCAATACAATTATTGAGACCATATAAAATTATTCAATTCTCAACTAACCCATTCAGGGGAACTGCATCTTTTGGAGGTTTATATAGTGTCTAGTTTGATTGGCTCTATGAGAAACAGAGTTGCTTTACAATCCATGTCAGAGTCAACAGACGAGGGTGGTGGGCAATCAGTTAGTTTTAGCACTGTTGCAACTGTCTGGGCAAAGGTAGAAAACTTATCAGGAGAGGAAGCTATCTTTGGTGATCAGATTGAAGATAGGAGTAATTATAGATTTACAATAAGATATTATTCAGCACTAACACCAAAGCATCGTCTAAGTTTTAATTCTAAATTTTTTAATATAGAACATATACGAGTAGATAAAGAGAGTGGTGCTAGATATCAAGTTATCGATGCAAAAGAGGGTGTGGCTACATGATAAAGGTAAAGATAGAGTCTAATATTGAAACAAAAATATCAGAGGCAGTTAGGCTTTACGATGCACACACAATTAGGCATCTTAATCGTGTAGCAAATCACTTCAGAAATCAAATAGCTAAATCAATGAGATCAACTCCTAAACAATCAAAGGCAGTTAAGAGTAGTGTAAGTAATAAAAAACATTATCCATCTAAAGAGGGCTTTCCTCCAGCAATTGATTCAAGTAGATTAGTCAATAGTATAATGATCAGACCAGCTACAGTTATGGGTGGAAAGACAAAAATATCCTCTGCAGTTATGACCAGAGTTGAATATGCGAAGTTTTTAGAAGGATCAAAGAATAGACCTTTTATGAGTGAGAACTCACAAGCATTTCAAAACACAAGACAATATGCTAATAAAATTGCAAAGGATATATCTATCAGGAGTAAAATATAATGGGATATCATAGTTTTGATTTACAAACGACCATATATAATACTCTTTCAGGTGACAGCACACTTGATGGCTTAGTTGGTAATAATAGAATTTACGATAATGTTCCTCAAGACTCTGCATATCCTTATGTGGTCATTAGTAATGAGAATGCTGTCAATGTTGGCACAAAATCAGTTGATGGCAACGATTACAGTATAGACATAGAGGTATGGAGTCAATATCGAGGTAAAAAAGAAATAAAAAATATAATGGAAAGAGTTTATAATTTATTGCATAATTCTAGCTTGAGTGTATCAGGAGCAGATTTCTGTCGTTCTCAAGTAAGAAATGTGATAACTTTAGTGGAAGCAGATGGTATCACTAGACATGGGGTTATAAGTTTAGATATACTTGTATTTGATAATTAATTATGGAGGCTTATAGTGGCTAGTCAAAAAGGAACAGACATCCTTGTTAAAATTGGAAATGGAGGATCGCCAGAAACTTTTACAACATTAGCTGGGATGAGAGATACATCTATCTCAATCAACCAAGAGCAAATTGACATCACCAATAAAGATAGTGCAAGGGTGAGAACACTTTTAGCGCATGGTGGTGTGAAGTCATTTAGTATTACAGGATCAGGAGTATTTACAGATTCAGCAAGTGAGGGAACAGCAATCGGCTTATTAGATGCGAGTTCATTTACTAACTTGCAATTTCTTGTCCCTGATTTCAAAACCTTTACTGGAGCGTTTATGCTAGTGACAGCAGAGTATAGTGGTTCATATACTGATGCAGTTATGTATTCAATGACTTTTGAAAGTGCTGGGACAATAACTATTGCTAGTGTATAGCAAGGAGTAAATAATGAGTGAAGTTATAATTGGCAAAAATAAGCTGGAGGCACATGTTAATGATGTTCCTTTTGGCTATGAGGTAGAAGTTCCATTCTTTGAAAAATGGGATGAAGTTTCTACAGTAACTGTAAATGGTGAAAAGTGTACTATGCTCTGGGCTACTGATGTTGGAGGAAGATCAGAAGTTATTAGAATGCAAGTAGACAGACCAAAAGGAGATAACAATGAGCATAAACAAGTTAAGAGCCGAAAAAATACTTCTTCTTAATGGAAAGGAGTATAAGGCGAGGATGTCATTAGACACCATCATGAAAGTAGAATCGGCTCTTGATTGTTCCATCTTAAAAGTTGGAAACAAGTTAGCTAGTGCCGACATGACTTTATCTCAAGTAATTCAAGTTATATATTATGGACTACGAGGTGGTGGCAATGATATTAAAGAAACAGATGTCAAAGCTATCGTTAGTGAAATAGGATTAATTGAAGCAATCAAAACTGCTGGTGAATTGGTTACATTAGCATTAAATATAGATACTGACGAAGAGGTAGACTCTGAAAAAAAGTCGGAGACTTAGAAGATTTAGAACCACTCCCTGTCGAAAGATGGATTGAAGTTTGTCAAGGCATGATGGGTATTGACTCAAATACCTTTTGGCAAATGTCGATTAATGAGATAACATTATCAATTAAAGGTTTTAAAGAGTTTCATTCTGGTAAAAAAGAGTCGAAACCTATGACTGCAAGTGATGTTGAAAAGTTAAAAGAGAGGTATCCAGATTTTTAGATGGCAGATTTAGATAAGTTAATTGTTCGTATAGAAGCTGACTTGTCAGACCTCAAAAGAGGTATGGCACAAGCAAACAATGAAGTAAATAAAGTATCGTCAAATTTTGATAATCAATTCAATAAAATAAATCAAGGTCTTGATAAAGCTGGAGCAACTTTCTTAAAGTTTGGTGCAATCATAGGTGGTGCTGTAACTGGTGTCGCAGTTAAAGGTTTTATTGATGTTGGAATGTCAATAGAAAACTTACAAGTAAGATTAGAAGCATTATTTGGATCAGCACAAGAGGGAGCAAAGGCATTTGAGGAGATGGTCAACTTTGCTTCAAAAGTTCCATTCACATTAGAGCAAATACAACAGGGTTCAGGATCATTGGCTGTTGTTTCTAAAGACAGCGAGGAGTTAGCAAAGCTGTTAGAAATAACAGGAAATGTTGCATCAGTCACAGGTCTAGATTTTAGGCAAACAGCAGAACAAATACAGAGATCCTTTGCTGGTGGTATAGCTAGTGCTGATGTATTTAGAGAAAGAGGTGTTAGAGCCATGCTTGGATTCCAAGCTGGGGCAGAGGTAAGTATCGAGGAGACTCGTAAGAGATTTGAAGAGGTATTTTCTGGTGAGGGAAGGTTTGCAAAAGCGTCTGATGAATTAGCTAAGACACTAAGTGGTACACTATCAATGATTGGCGATAAGTTTTTTAAATTTCAAACTTCTGTTGTTGATGGATTTTTTACTGAATTTAAGCAAAGCCTAATGGATCTAAATAGAAGTCTTGATGAAAATGCAACCACTATACAAGCTGTCGGTAATATTATAGGAGAGTCATTAGCTGGAGCAATAAGAACATTTAAAAATGCACTTGATGAAATTGCTATTGCGTTAAAAATATTCACTTCACTGATTGTTGGTGCTTTTGCTGTTGGTAGAGTTTTAGCTATGGTTGAGGCTATTAACAAGTTAAGAAAAGGAATGACAGTTCTTAATGTTGTTACAGCGATGCAATCAAAAAGTTTCAAAGAATTAATTATTAGAATAGGTGCTGGTGTTGTTGCTTATCTTGGCATGGAGAAAGCAATAGACAGTTTAAATGAAAAAATAGAGGAAACAGAAAAAAAGATTGAAGCACAAGAAAAAAGATTTAAGGCTGTTTCAAATGTTTATGATTTAACAACAGGTAAAGTAAAAGAACTTAAAAAGGCACAAGATGATCTTGCAAAATCAACTGATAAGGTTAATTTTGAGTTAGAACAGGCAATTAAACATGCTACCAAACATCAGAAAGCATTAGATTCATCACAAGAAGCTATGGAGGATTTTATAGAAAAACAAAAAGATTTGGCAGATGTTTTAGAAGAAGAAGTAGCAAGAGCATTAGACAGAACAGGAGAAGCTATATCAGAGGCTTTTGCAAGGGCAGTTGTTAAAGGAGAGGATTTTGGAGAGGCTATGAAAAATATATTCCAGCAGTTATTAATTGAAATCGTAAAAGTTACTGTGCAAATACTAGTGATTGATAAAATTATGGAAGCATTAAAAAGGAAGTTAAAAGAAATAAAAGACTCATCTTCAACCACATCATCTCTAGTTGGTAGTATAGGGAGTATGTCTTTTGCTCCATCTCCATCTATTATGTCAAGCCCAACCTTTATTCCAAGCATGGTTGGTGGATCTTCTGGTGGTGGAGGGGTTACTGTCAATCAATCTTTAAATATATCAACTGGTGTAAATCAAACTGTTAGAGCAGAAATAATGAATATGATGCCTGATATAAAACAGGAAACTTTAGGTGCAGTTGCAGAAGCAAGATCCAGAGGTGGATCATTTGCAAGGACATTTGGTGCTTAAATGAGTGCTCCTTCGTATCCTTTAACCATGCCCACTTCTCCAAACTTTGTCAGGAGTGAGTGGAGTATAGAGAGAACAGTTGCAAGAACTACATCACCATTTACTTATGGTCAGACTGTTCATGAATATGAGGGTGCAATATGGACTGCCACAGTAACTCTACCTCCAATGTTCAGAGAACAGGCTGTGGAGTGGCAAACATTCTTTATGCAGTTACATGGTACAAAAGGAACATTTTTAATGGGTGATCCAGATGCTGGTAGTCCAAGAGGCACAATAAACAACACAATCGCAGTAAATGGCGCTCACTCTATTGGCGCATACGATATTACCATTGATGGTGCAGACACAGGAGAAACAATATTTGAAAAAGGCGATTATGTGCAATTCAATTCTGGAGCTACATCTCAATTACACATGATAGTTGAGGACATAGCTTCCGATGGTTCAGGAAATGCAACACTCAAAGTTGAGCCTACTTTAAAGGTGGCACTTTCTAATGATGCAACAATATCTTATACTAATCCAAAGGGTGTGTTTAGAATGACCTCAAATGAGCTTGGATGGTCAGCAGACAGAATATCGACTTATGGGATTAGCTTTTCGTGTATTCAAGCCCTCTAATTTGCGATATTTCGCATTTTTAGTTGCTTAATGGTACATTGATACCATATAAATTTAAAATTCGTAAATGAGCCTGTTTTGTACGAATAAATGGAAATGGGGTTATTTATGCATAAAATTATATGGATTATTATTGTTATTACAGGCTTATCGCTTTCACAGGTGATTTATGGGGCAGAAACAACTGTCAACAATAAAAATACTCCTGTGCCAAGTAGTATATCACCTTCTTTATCTATTGGCTCTGGATCTGATGTATGTGTAGTCGTTAGGTCAGGTGCAGTTCAATCATCAATTATTGGTATATCTAGTGGAGTTCATGTAACAGATCCAAATTGCATTATGTTGAAAAATGCGAGGATGATTGCGAGTATGGGTACTAAAGTAAGTGCGATTGCTTTGTTATGTAGAAGGCAAGATATCTGGGAGTCATTTATTATGGCTGGGACTCCTTGCCCTTATTATGGAAAGATTGGTGATGAAGCTATTGCAGAATATATAAAAATTGGAAGATTGAATGAAGATGGAACGATTAATTATAGTTGGAATCCTGTTAATGCCTTGCCTGTTGTTGGCAGAGCAAACGACATCGGACAACCTGTTAAGTAATGGTAACTTCTCTGATGGTCTGAATGATTGGACTGTTGAAGATGCAACCAAAACAAAGTATGACGGCAACTGTTATGCTAATGGAACAGATGCATCTGGCTTATGTAAATCAGTAAGATGGAAATCAAATGAAGGTAAAACCATATCTCAAACCATTCAAAACTTAGAGCAAGGATATGACATAGATGGTGTCAATGTATCGTTTACAGCTTTGGGATGCAACAATGAAGCCAACAGTAACACATGGTGTACTCAAGGAACTGACTATGACAAAGTACAAGCCACAGTCCAACTATATAAAAATACCGATACAGAAAATTTATATTTAGAACAAACTCTTGATTATAACGATGGTACACAACATTATTCTTTATCATCAAATACATTGTCAGACTGGACAACAGATGACACCTCCATAAATTTTTCTATCACTGGCATTGATACTGGAAACTGGTCAGGTTGGTATGCTCCGATTGTAGATAATATATCTTTAACTTTAGATTTATCTGAAACAGTTATTGAGCAGACTAGCATAGCAACACCTCAAGCAAATGCAGAGCCAATTATTGAAACAAACAATATTGTTGAGGAAACTGTAACCATGATATCAGGGCTTGATTTAGAAGTTTCTGTTGTCAACGATGTAATACTTGAAACTGCTGATATTGTTGAAATCCCTCAAGTTGAAATTATTGAGGTCGCTGTTATAGAAGAATTACCTGTTATCGATGATCTTCCAGTAATACCTGAAACTATTGAGGTGATTGAGTCTATTGAAGTTGTTGATGTGGTTGAAAGTATTGAGTCTGTTGAAGAGATAGCAGAAATAGAGGAAATACAAATTAAGGAGATTGAGATTGATGAAATTGCTGAACAGGAAGATGCAGAAGAAAATGTGGAAGAGCCAACAGAATTGGCTCAAACAACTATGGAGGAGGATCTGGCAGAGGCAAACGAACCAGAGAAAAAATCAAAGAAATCAGAAAAAACCAAAAAAAAATCAAAAAAAATAGGCTCTAATTCGCAAAATAAGGGCAAAGGAGAAAGTAAGTCGACCTCTAGTACCTCCAAAAAAACTAAATCAAATCTTGACATTCCAGTTCTCTTCACCTTGCTAAGTATTCAAGACTCTATTACAATTCAAGATAAGGTAACAATAACACAGGATTTTACTGATTATGAACAAGACACTTCAGCTTTCTCCAGCAATGTTGCTTGGGATCGTCTTAACTCTAGCACCAACGATAATTGGAGCAATCTGGACAGCCTCAAACCTTTATTCTCGTTTAGAGGTTACAGAAAAGATTACAACAGATAATGTTGATGCCATTGCGAACTTCAAGGCAACAGATACATCTGGTCTACAAGAGAGAATTGCAAAACTAGAAGCACAGCTAAATAGTATTGAGCAAACAACATCTTTAGTAAACGAAAAGATTAATGATACAGAGGCATCAATAACTATCTGGGCTGAAAAAGAATTTAAGAAAGTTTACGATATTTTAAATAAAAACCCATTACAGTAATGACAATAGAACCTAAAAATTTAATATATCTCATCAGCCCTTTAATTTTAGTGGGTGTTGCATGGGGTGTCTCTACAGCAACAATAAAAGATTTACAGGCAGAAACAGAACAGATGAAAAAGAAAGTGGAGAAAGTTCAGGTCATGGAAGTTGAAATTAAATATATTAAGGAAAGTGTACAAACAAATTCTAATAAGCTAGACAGGATTCTGGAGAAGATGGAATGATATTAGGATCAATATTGTCAAGTGTTACAAGTGCTGTAGGTGGTTATCTTGAAAACAAAAGCAAAGAAGCTCAAGCAAAAAGCCAACTTAAACAGGCAGAGATACAAAGTAAAGCAAAGATAGAAGAGGAAATAGTGAAAGGAAATGCTGACGCAATGCGATTAAAAGCTGAATGGGAGAACAAGGCTGTCGATAATCTTTCAAACTCATGGCGAGATGAATTCGTCACGCTGGTCGTTTTAACACCCTGTATTTTAGTTTTTTTTCCAAGTTTGCAACACTATGTCTTACAAGGTTTTGATATTTTAAAAACACTTCCGAGCTGGTATGTTAACTTAATATACATTACTGTTTGTGCTGGACTAGGCTTGAAAGGTGTTGGTGGTATTTCAAAATATATGAAGAGGAAATAAATATGTTAGATAAAGTAAAAAAGCTGTATAATGACTGGGCATACAATATGCCAGACTGGGTTATGTTCACAATCAAAGTATCAGCCATATCTATTATATGGATTTTACTTATAGGCTAAATAAAAAAATAACAATAATATAGAACCCCAGAAAAACTAAAAAACCCCCGATAAGCTCAACAATAGCTTTGATGGGGTTTTCTTTTAGTTCATCCCATGCTTCTTTAAAATCATCTTTCATTTTTTTCTCCTTCGTATTTTTTGTGCTTTTCTTTGTGCTTTCAATACATCCTCTGTAAGGAATGGGTGAGTTGCATTTTTTTGTTTGTTTTGCTGTCTTTGGCATAAGACCATATTGTTATATCTATATCCTTTACTTGGTAAAACTTGATCTATACTTATGTTTGTGCAGTATAAAAAGTTATCTGCTTTTGAAAGGTTGCCATCTCTTATCCTTGTCATTTTAGGATATACACCTCTCTCATTACGATAAGCACTTCTAAAATTTTGTTTCTTAAGTTGCTTACATAACCAATCGTAAAGCTCCTCTCTAGACTTTGGTTCTACCTTACGAGGTTGCTTCCTTCTCATATCTGCAAAACCATAATCATTCCAGATTGCTTCTGTGTAACCCCATAAACTTTCATTCTGTCTTTTGTATCTGCTTTCTTTTTGTTTTGCTTTATGGACTGGGCAGTTTCTCCTCCTCTTATTTGATTTATACATCCTTGATGGCTTTTTATCTCTAAGCCAAGATGCGCAATAGTATCTTAACTTTCTCTCTAACTCATCTCCACACAAGCCTTGCGACCAGAGATCAGCTTTCTTTTTTCGAGAGTAGGTTCTATATTTTGTTAATATCTCAGGTGTTAATACACCCATGTCTAATCTGCGTTGCAACAGATCCTTACACATATCATTCTTAACAATCATCCTCACCCTCCTTATCACGTTTAGCCACACATATTCTTTTAAGTTCATCTGCTAAAGCAATCATAAGGATGTATTTATCATAAACGATTGCAGTTGTTTCCTCGTCATTTTCATTGATCTTATTAACTAGCTTTGTAATTTTTTGTATATCTATATCCATATTTATCTCCATTAGTTATATTCATAATAGAGTATATAATAAATATACTATTAGATCAAGTATTAAATTATAGCGTTCCAAAGCCATCGTGGGCGATTAACCTGTAGATTTTGCTTTTTCTTTGCCCTGATTTGTCTTAATCATAGCAATCATCTTGAGTGTAGATTGTAAATTATTTAGAATTATTAATTGACTTGATAGATAATCTTTGAGTTGTTTTATTTCTTCAGCATTCATGTCTAGTGGATCTTTACCTGTAATAACAGTATTAATATTTTTAAGGGCTACATCTATCTGATCATTTAAAGTTTCTATGCCTAACCCCATAACTCGATCCCCTTTAGCTTTTTGTTTGTCTGTTACTTCCATGCCTTGCCTCCTATAAATGCGACTATTGATTTTCTCGTTCCAAATGTAACTGGTTTAACTTCATGATTAAGCCAAGAAGTAAATCCTATAATATTATTGTTAGGTGATTTGTATTTTGCAACTCCACCCTCTAGATGTGGCTGGTAAAAGCATAACTCTCCACCCTCGTATTCATCAGGATTTAAGTTCCAAGTTAAAGATAATTTTCTATTGGCATGGTAACCCTCTCCTACATCAACATGCATTTTGTAATGGTCACCGACTGTATATTCACAATATAAAATCTCCTGTATAGATGCCAGTTCATAATTGAACATAAGATTTAATTCTGAAACAGCCTCCATAATAACTTTTGAAGTATAAGATACTTCTGTATCTATAATTGAACAGCTAGATAATCTTCTGATATTAGTTTGCTTACCCTGAACTCCAACATCTACTTTCTTACCATTCTCAATAGCTTCTCTCATACAAGCCTCTGCATTTCCATTTCCTGTGGTAACTTCTATAACACCATAGAAAGGCTCATTTGCTGGATTATGTCTGCAATTTTCTTTGAAAAACTTTGATGGTAGATATTCAACTGACATTTTAAAAAAGCACCCCCCCTTTGACATAGACATACAGGAGATGTGGGGGGATGAAATTGCCCACTTCTGGGTGAGCCCTCGAAAAACTAAAAAGGTATGTCATCATCAAACTCTACATCCTTATGCTCATTTTTTTTATCTTGTTGATTCATTGGAGGCGCTTGTACTATATCCCACTTTGTGTACTTACCAAAGTTACTCTCTCCATCATAACCAAACATTACACATTTATCACTTTCTACCATAGCTTGATCTCTGCTGTCTAGTATTATTTCACCTCTCCAGTCAGTCTTACTTTGACCTTTACTTCTACTTACAAATCCAACTTGCTGATATAACATGAGATAGTCATTGTTTTTAGAACTTCTGTGCTTTACGATCACAAACTTCTGTCCAAAAGCCGATCCATCTTTTATGTTTCCTGTGCCAACTAAAACATCAGTGTCTTTAGGTTGATTGCTGTATGCCTGAAGACTGCCTTGCTCTTCAGCTAATGTATCTTCAGCCTGTCTATCATCATCTGTTTTATAAACTGGCTCTGTTCCATCGCCCATTTCTGCCTCCCTTAGTTTCATGTGTTATCCTCATAATAATACTCTTCATCAATGCCATCCAAGTAATCAAATAAACCAATTAACTTGTTTTCATGCACTCTAATTATTTCTCTTGCCTCTTCAAAGTTATCAACATCTGCTATCCTAACACCCATCCTTTCTCTTCTATCTTTTGATTTTTCATCAAAAAATTTCACATGATAAAGATGTATGGATGGATAAACCTCATATCTAACACCAACTATCTTGTTACTGTCATATCTACCAAAAGTCCTTCCATCCTTATTGAATAACATAAAATCAATCATACATACTGTTTCCAACTTTAGTCCTTACCTCTGGTCTGCTTGATACTGCGTTACCATCATCATCTTCTTGAAATGGGAACATCAGCAAGTTGCCATATAAATATCTCTTAGCATAGGTCATAAGACTTCCCATTCTCTGTGGATCTAATTCTTTTGCTAATCTTACATAAGTTGACAAGTACTGCATACTCGGAGTGTAAGTAATTCTTAACTCAAATAAAGATGCATCTTTTTCATTTGTAAGCTGTGTGAATTGAGAAACAAAATTATGCTTTAATAAAACTGGCTCGACCACTTGAATCATATCTTCTAATTTTAAATATTTAGAATTGAATCTTGGGTTGTTCCCAGTCATTTTAAATTTATTGTCATCACTATTGATCTCTTTTCTAGCTTCTACAAACTTGATCAAATGCTCGTTGGGTAGTTTTATCTGTATCTCATTGCTCATTTATACCTCCTATTGCTCATTTAATTATTTGGATTATATAATTTAAATATACTTATGTCAATAATATATTGCATTATTAATATATTATAGTATAATTCTTATTATTTAAAATGCAAGGAGTGTATATGAAATTAAAAGACTATCTAGTGGAGCACGATATATCCACACCAAAATTTGCAAAGAAAACTGGAGTGAAATTAACCACGATGAATAGCTACAGATATGATGTATCAATACCAAATAAAAAAAATATGATCAAAATATATAAGGCATCAAACAAAATGGTCAAGCCTAACGACTTCTATGAGTTGTACTAATGAGTTTTCAGGCAATGGCATGGGCAGTAAAACAAGAAACAGATAGTCCAATATCTAAGTTAGTTTTACTGATGCTTTGTAATTATGCCGATGAGGATGGAGAGTGCTATCCTTCACAAGAGCATCTTGCATCGCTGTGTCAATGCTCAAGGGTATCTGTAAACAAGCATATTCAAGAGTTAAGAAAAAAAGGTTTTATAAAAATAATCAAAAAATCAAATGGTCAGTTTGTATATAACAGATACTATGTAAATATGATTAATAAGGGGTATGTAAAAAATATTAACTCCCAATGTAAACCAAGTTTACATAACACTATTAAAAACACTAATATATATGAGTTCGATGAGTTTTGGAGTAAAGTTCCTAGAAAAATTGCAAAGGTCAAAGCAAAAAAACTGTATATTGATTTGATTGATAAAAAAGTTGTTGACTCAATGACACTTATAAGCAAAATGGAAGAGTATGCAAAATCAGTGTTGAATACAGAATTAAAATATATAGTTCATCCGACCACTTGGTTATCACAGCATAGATGGGAAGACGAGCTAAAAGCTGATAGAAAAGAAAATAAGAATTTTTTAGCTGGATAAATAATGAGCAAATTAGATGGTATATATACTGCACGAGATCTATATAAAGATGTGAACGATCTTTATGAAGGCAAAGGTCATGAAAGATACGATGTTGGGTTTGTAAATTTAGATGAGATATTTCATATTACAAAGCCAATGTTCGTGGTAGTTACTGGTGTTCCAAATTCAGGTAAGTCGAGTCTGGTTTATGATATGGCGATGAATTTAGCTAAAATACATGATCATAAATTTGTTATCTATTCTCCTGAACATAGCCTTGCTTTAAATCTAAAGAGAATGATTGAAAAATATTGTGAGAAGCCATTTGATGATTTTATGCCCAACAGATTAAGTTTTGATGAGATGGTTGGAGCTTTGAAATTTATACAAGATCATTTTTATTTTATTGATAAAAGAGAGGATAGTCCTGATATAAAATGGATATTAGAAAAGGCAAGGGTATGTTTTGATGAGTTTGGTATTGATTGTTTAATAACTGATCCTTACAATGAAATCAATCCAGCAAGAACAACTTTTTCTGAAACAGAGCATATTAGTGTTATGATCAGTGATATTAAGAGATTTAACAGAGAAACAAAAACATATACTTTTATGGTCGCACATCCAAATAAACAGATAAGAGATCCAGAGTCAGGGATGTTTAAAGTCAAGAGTTTGTATGAAATTTCAGGATCAAGCCATTTTAATAATAAATGTGATGTTGGTATTATTGTCACGAGAGATTACGAAATGGAGGAGACTGAGGTTAGAATAGCAAAGGTTAGAGAAATTGATGTGCAAGGGGTTATTGGTGCGTGTAAATTTCGATGGAATAACAGAACTAGATGTTTTCATCCTTTAGAGTCTATTATTGATATGAAACATGATTAAAAAATTAGTTACAAAATTATGGCAAGGCAAATATGTGTCGGTAAGAGATTACGATCTAAAAAGAGCAATTCAAAAAGGTGGCTTACAAATAGAGCATGATGGTAAATATATGACATTATCGGTAGAAGAATGCTGTCGCCTAAAACCACATGGTAAACACATACAGAGTAAGTATAAAGGAAGATATCAGCTGGTTGACATAGAATTTAAACCTATTACAAACAATCCCAATCAAAAGGAGCTGTTATGAACTGGGCAACAGAAAATTACATCAAAAAAGATATAAATGAATTAATACCTTATGACTCAAATCCAAGAGAGCATAGTAAGGAACAAATAGAGCAAGTCGCCAACTCTATTCAAGAGTTTGGTTGGACTATGCCAATCCTCATAGACGAGAAAAATGAGATCATAGCTGGTCATGGAAGGCTAATGGCTGGGAAGTTTCTGGGTATAAAAGAAGTTCCATGTCTGATTGCTAAAGGGTGGACTGAAGAGCAGAAAAAGGCATATTGTATTGCTGACAATAAACTCACAGAAAACAGCAAATGGTCTGCAGATTTTTTAAAATTAAATTTGACCGACTTATATGACAATGATTTTGATTTAAACCTCACAGGCTTTAGCACAGAAGAGTTGAGTAAAATAATTCCTGATTTTGCTGTAGAGGAGGGTTTAACTGATGAAAACGATGTCCCAGAGATACCTGAAGATCCAGTTACAAAGAAAGGAGATGTGTGGGTACTTGGCAATCATAAAATTATATGTGGAGATGCAACTCAGATGGATATTTATGAGACTTTGCTTGGTGATAAAAAGGCTGACCTTGTAGTAACTGATCCACCATACAATGTAGATTATGTGGGCAAGACTAAGGATAAACTTAAAATACAGAATGACAGACAAGAAGATCAAAGTTTTATTCAATTTTTATCTGACTCCTTTTCTAATTTAAACATTCACTTAAAACAGGGTGGTTGTTTTTATATATGGCATAGCGACAGCGAGGGATATGCATTCAGAACTGCTTGTATAAATACAGACTGGAAGGTAAGACAAACTCTAATATGGTCAAAGAACTCTATGGTTCTAGGGAGGCAAGATTACCAGTGGCAACATGAACCATGTCTATATGGCTGGAAAGAGGGGGGAAGTCACCAATGGTACTCAGACAGAAAGCAAACCACCATTATAAAACACGATAGACCGACAAGAAGTAAGTTACATCCAACAATGAAACCTGTCGGATTATTACAATATTTAATTGAAAATAGCACAAAGCAAGAAGATATAGTTCTGGATTGTTTTTTAGGGAGTGGAAGCACAATCATAGCCTGTCAAAAGGTCAACAGAGTTTGTTATGGAATGGAGTTAGACGAGAAATATTGTGATGTAGTTATAAAAAGATGGCAAGATTTCACAGGTATGGATGCAATATTAGAATCTTCTGGCGCTAAGTTTAATGATGTGGTATAAGTTTATTTTTACACTATAAAAGATATATATGCCTAAATTAGTTAAAAAAACAGATGAGACTGCTAACATGGTAAGGCAATTATCAGGTTTAGGTATTCCTCATGACCAAATATGTAGTATATTAGAAATATCAAAGCCAACTTTATATAAATATTATGGCGATGAATTACTAAAGGGCAAGGCACAAGCTAATGCAAAGGTATCAGAAAATTTATTTAAGATTGCAACAGGAACTGGAAGGGAGTCTGTAACAGCATGTATTTTCTGGTTAAAAACTCAAGCCCACTGGAAAGAGACAAATGTACTAGAGGTCAATGACAACACAGATGAAAACAACAGATTCAAAGAGCTTATTGACGACATACGAAACATTAAGCTCACAGAAAAAGACAGCAGTCAATCTACTCACTAGCTGGTACTCAAAGGCTAGACCTAATCAATTAGTTGTTGATGATAGTAAATATAATATCTATCTATTTTTAGCTGGTAGAGGCTGGGGTAAAACCTTAACAGGCGCTTACGATTTAACTCAGTATTGTCTTACAAATCCAAACTCAATATGTGGTGTTGTTGCACCCACTTATGGAGACTTGAAAAGAGTATGCTTTGGTGGAGAGTCAGGATTAATTAATATTGTTGACAAAGACTTGTTAGACTCCACAGGCTATAACAAATCATCTAATGAAATTCACTTTTTCAATGGCTCAAAGATCATTGGTATTCCAGCAGAGTCTTACGACAGACTTAGAGGGGTGCAGTTTCATAGAGCATGGCTGGATGAGTTATGTTCTTATAGATATCCAGAGGCATTTGACAACCTGATGATGGCTCTAAGGCTAGGCAAAGAGCCTAAGTGTATAATTACGACTACACCTCGACCTACAAAATTATTAAAAGACTTAGTTAAAAGAGATGATGTCAGGCTAATAAAAGGGAGTACATTTGACAATGTTGAAAATTTACCAGTATCAACTATCAGAATGTTAAGAGAAAGGTATGAAGGCACGACCATTGGAAAGCAAGAACTATATGCAGAAATAATAGACATGAATGAGAATGCTTTATTTAAACATAATAATATTCACGATAATAGAGTTAAGAAAGCGCCACAGCTTACTAAAATAGTTGTTGGTGTAGATCCAGCAGTTACATCAAATAAAAACTCTGATGAGACAGGTATAATAGTTGCTGGAAGAGACATTGATAATCATTACTATATTTTGGATGACAAATCTGGTATTTTTAGTCCAGATATTTGGATAAAAAAGGCGATTGAGTTATATTATCATTATCAGGCAAATAAGATTGTGTGTGAAGTTAACAATGGAGGGGACTTAATTTTGAAATTATTACAAGTGCAAGATGCCTCTGTGCCATATCAATCTGTAAGAGCAAGTCGTGGAAAGATGACAAGAGCAGAGCCTGTGTCTAGTTTATACGAGCAGAACAAGGTACATCATGTCGGTTACTTCAAAGATTTAGAAGAGCAGATGTGTTCATGGACTGGAGAAACAACAGACTCTCCTGATAGAATGGATGCTTTGGTATGGAGTATAACTGCGTTACAATCATCTGGACAGGCAGTTTTTAAATTAAGTTAGAGGGAACTATGGGAGTATTTGATAAATTTTTTAAAAAAAATGAGCAACTACAAACCAAAGAAGCACCAAAGTTATATCTAAATCAGATCAATGGCTATGCTCACAAGTCAAGTAAAAATTACAAGACAGGAGCTAAAGAGGGATATGTTGAGAACCCTATTGTTCATAAATGTATTTCTTTAATTTCAACGAATGCAAGTGCTTGTGATATCAAAGTATTTGATGGAGACACAGAGTTAGATAATCATCCACTAATATCGTTATTGATGAGACCTAACCCAATGCAATCTGGTGTTGAGTATTTTCACAGTTTGTTTTCATATCTACTAATTTCAGGTAACTGTTATCTAATAAAAGATACAGAGGGTCTTAGAGAACCAAGAGAGTTATATATTTTAAGACCAGATAGAATGGATATTAAAACAGGCACAAGTTATCTCCCTAAAGCATACGATTACGTCATGGATGGTAGAGTAATAAACAGTTACCCTGTAGATCAAACATCAGGATATAGTGATGTGAAGCATATAAAATTATGGAATCCACTGGATGATTTTTATGGGCTATCTCCGATCATGGCGAGTGCAATAAATGTTGATCAACATAATTTAGCTGGGCTGTCAAACTTAGCTTTATTAAAAAATGGCATGATGCCAAGTGGTATGTTGAAGTTTGAGCCTAAAGATGAAACTGGCGCATCTACAACTTTAACAGACGAACAAAGAGCAAGAATATTAGAGGATCTAGAATTTAGATTTAAGGGTGCTGGAAACTCTGGAAGAGTAATGTTAGCAGAGGGTGATTTCGATTATCAAGCGATGGGATTATCGCCTAAGGACATGAGCTTCTTAGAATTAATGAATATGTCAGCGAGAGAGATTGCTTTAGTGTTTGGTGTCCCAGCTCAGTTAGTTGGTATTGCAGATCAAACCTATGCCAATGTGCAAGAGGCAAGATTATCATTGTATGAGGAGGCAATCATTCCTCTACTAAAAAGAATTGAATCTGACTTAAATGAATGGCTTGTTCCATTATATGATGGTGATTTAACATTGAGATACGATATAGACTCTATACCAGCAATGGCAGAAAAGAGGAGACAGGTTTATGAAAATGTAAACACAGCTGTCAACTCAGGAATCATAACTCGAAACGAGGCAAGAGAAAGATTAGGACTTGAGCCTGTAGAGGGTGCTGATAGCTTACTTGTGCCATCTAATTTATTTCCTCTTGGTGAGGCAGATGTATCCCCTCAAGATAATGATGTGCCTGTAGATGCAGAGGGTAATGAAAAAGATTATGAATTAGCTTATGGAATAAAAGAAGAAGTTAGTGTTGATACATATACTTCTGAAGAAGAAGCTAGAGAAAGAGCAGAAGAGATAGGTTGCGATGGAATACACAGTCATTCATACATAGATGGACAAACAGTATATATGCCATGTAAAACTCACGCTGAATATGAAGAGGCACTTCTAAACGACAAGGCGCTAGATGATCTTGATCTAACAGCTACTGCTGGAATGAAAGAGGAAGCTAGAAGAGGGTTAGATTGGAGGAGAGAGTTTAAAAGAGGTGGAACTCAAGTTGGTGTTGCTAGAGCAAATCAAATTGTATCTGGAGAGAGAATGTCGCCAAGTACTGTGTTAAGGATGTATTCGTTTTTTTCTAGACATGAGGTGGACAAACAAGGTCAAGGCTTTGATAAAGGAGAGCAAGGTTATCCAAGTGCTGGTCGTATAGCTTGGGCTTTATGGGGTGGAGATGCTGGTTTCTCTTGGAGCAAAAAGAAAAGAGATCAAATCATGGCTGAAAGAGATAAGGGTTATCACGATGAAGAGGATGATGAGGAGAAAGGATCTTATGGTCTAACAGATGCAGTAGAAAAAGGTCTGCGTGAAAAAGTTAGAGAACACAACGAAAAGCATGGTGATAAAAAAGGTAAAAGAGTTAATTTAAGAATGTTAGCCTCATCTTTTAAAAGAGGGGTTGGTGCATATAGAAATAATCCACAGTCTGTTAGACCTAGTGTCAGAGCAAGTGGAGGAGAGGATAGGTGGGCTTATGCTCGTGTCAATGCCTTTTTGTATGCTGTTAGAACAGGTAAATTTAGAAGTGGTAAGTTTGACTTAGACTTACTGCCAAGAGACCATCCACTATCTTCTAAAAAATAATGTTTAGATTTGGTAAAAGCTCACAAGGTAAACTCGAAACAGTAGATTTAAAACTGCAAGAGGTATGCCATTATGCTTTATCCATATCTCATATTGACTTTGGTATCACAGAGGGTTTGCGAAGTGAAGAACGAGCCGAGCTTTTAAAAGCAGAGGGTAAGTCAAAACTTGGTAAACTATCAAAGCATTGTAAGGGTTTAGCTGTTGACATTGTATGCTACAATGCTGGTAAGATAACATGGGAAGTTGAGTTTTATCAAGAGGTTGCAAAGTATTTTGATAAAGCAAGACAAGTTAAAGGTGTTGATATGAGGTGGGGTGGTAACTGGAAAGTTAACGAGTTTGAGCTTGATCCTAATAATACCTTTGTCGATGCTGTTCACTTTGAACTAGTATAAAATATGAGAAAAGGTCAATCAGGAGAGGGAGGAGGTAACTTCTCTAATCTCAAAAAAATACAAAGAGATGACTTTGGTAATGTCTTACTATGCCCACATTGTCATTCTACCCATCTGATTAGGGCTGGTAATGATGGCTCTACACAGAATGCGCCTCAAAGGTGGAAGTGTAAAGCCTGTGGTAGAAAGACTGTCAATCCTATCGTAAGTAAAAATTATGAAATAGAAAATCCTTTTAAGGATAGTGATTGGGATAGTGTTGATGATTTAGTAGAGTCAAGAATAAAAAGATATGAGAAAAGAGAACGAAGAGAAAAGAACGAAGAATTTTTAAATATAAAAATTAAAGATAAAAAGCCCATCGGTATTTATATTCAGGGTGATCCACATATTGATGATGATGGAACAGCTATCACAGACTTAATTGAACACATGGACATAGCTAATGAGACAGAGGGTATGTACACAGCCAATGTTGGTGATTTACAAAACAACTGGGCAAGAAGAACAAAGCTAGAAGGCTTATGGTCTAAGCAATCAACCACATCGGAAGAGGCATGGGCATTGACAGAGTGGTTAGTTAATTACCCAAAAGACTTATTATTTATTGTTGCTGGTAATCATGACATGTGGTCAGGAGAGGGAGATCCTGTTAAATGGATGATGCGACCATTAAAAACTACTTATGCTCCACATAATATTCGTATAAAATTAAACTTACCAAAACACAATGTGAGGATAAACTGTAGTCATGAATTTAGGGGGCATTCTATTTATAATACTGCTCATGGCATTGTTCGTCATGCAATATTCAACTCAAGGGATCATCTGCTGGTAGCTGGTCATAAACATATATCAGGTTATATGCCAGTCAAAGATGCGCAGTCAGAAATCACTATGCATTGTGTTCAGGTTGGATCTTATAAGAAATATGATGATTATGCCAAGCAGTTAAACTTGCCTAATAAAATGATGTCACCTTGCGCAGTTGCAGTAATCAACACAAATCTTGAAGATACACACCCAGACTTTATTAAGATATTCTGGGAGGTAAAAGAGGGAGCAGAGTATTTGAGGTTTTTAAGAAATGGATATAAGTAAATTGGTAATTATTGAATGGATAGACCACACAGGAAATGCTGGATGGATTGACGATCCAAGTAAAGAAAATCCTGTGCAATGTAAAACTGTGGGATGGCTAGTGGCAGAAACAAAAGATGCATATAAAGTTGTTGATACTATATCAGATGAGGAGGGAATTGCTGGATTAAGTGTTATAATAAAGTCCTGTGTAAGCAAAATCTCGGAGTTAGAAATTGACAAAAAAGGAAAAGGAACATCTAAAAAAAGTCGCTGAGATTGGATGTGTTGCCTGTCGTATATTAGGATATTATAATACACCAGCAGAGATACACCACATCAAAGGTAAAAATATGATGGGTAAAAAATCAAGCCATTTTGAAACTATACCCCTATGTCCTTATCATCACAGGACATCAAATGAGAGTTATCATCATAGTCCTAAGTCATTCACAGAGAAATTTGGAACTCAGGAGTATCTATTAGAATATACAAGAGAAATACTAAAATGGCACAGAAAATAAAGTTTAATTTAAGAAAGGATTTTAAAGAGCAAACCAGATTGTTTAGAAGGTTGACTGTTAGTTTGAGAGCAAAACTAATTAAATTATTTAAAAGATACAGGCTTAAACTTGGGAGAGAGTATAGAAAGTTAGAATCAATACCAGATGATTTTTTTAATTCTTTTACAGATGACTTAAATAAAATAATGTCAAGACATTACAGAGTATGTATTGAAGAACAAGATGTAAGAATGAGAAAGGTTAGATTTAAACAAGAAGAACCTTTGGAGGATGATATACAAGAATATATTAGAGTTTTAGGGCTTGGACAAGTAACTCTTATAACAAACTCAACAAGAGTTAAAGTCTTACAGGTATTAAGAAAAGGTCTAGAGGATGGAAAGTCAATAAGAGATATAAGTAAAGATTTAGAAAAGTCAGTTGCTTTTAATTCAGCTAGGGCGACTCGTATTGCTAGAACAGAAACTCATAGTGCTATGAGCTATGGCTCACACAAAATTGCTGGAAACTTGGGATTGAACAGTCCTCTTAAAAAGTGGATGCCAAGTGGAGATGATAGAGTCAGGGATTGGCATAGAGAGATGAGTCCTAAACCAGCTATTCCAATCGATGATGACTTTATCGTTAGAGGTCAGCCCATGAGTTATGCTGGAGATCCGAGAGGTGGGGCATTGAATGTAATAAATTGTAGATGCTTTATTGCTTACTATGATGCAGATGATGAAATCACTTAGTGTATTTTTCTGTTCTCCATCTCATCAAACTCTGTCCATAAATCTCTCATGACTTGCTCAATCATTGCCACACTAGACTTACCATCTGGAGCATTGCCTAAACATTCCTCAAAGGCAAATTTAAGAATGATATAGGTAAAAACCTGTGGCTCAATTCCTTTCTTAGCACACTCCTCTCTAAGTTTATAGAGCAAGTTTTCTATATACTCCAGTTCTTCTTCTTTAAACATCATTCTACCACTTTAACATAACATGGGTTATAAGACGAGTTACCACATTGAGAAGTAGCTTGTGCCTCACCTGTGCTTAGATGTACAAGTGCAAATAAGCAAACTGCACAGACGAACCCTAAAGTAAATGCCAATAATTGAAGCATTGAATGTGTGTCCATAAAATGGAACAAAGTTTTGTTATTCATAAAACCTCCTATGGTTTAATTTTTCGTAATTGGACTATTGCCCAGACTAAAAGTAAAAACAAAATTAATGCAATGATAATATTCATATACCCTCCAAAAAAAGCACATCCTTGTGCAGAGTCCTATGTTACCAAAAATTAGTCTTCAATGAAGACTTGCGCTTCTGTGATATCCCAGCCTTTTTCTTTTACACAAAGAACTTCAAGCCATTGATCTTCTTCATTTTCACAATGAAACAAACATAACTCAACACCATTTGCTTCATATTCCAGTCTAACTTCATCTACTGTCCAAGCATCAGGTTGGCATGTACCTTGCCATTCGTTCCATTTGCTTTGGTAGTAAGCATCAATCATTGCATGATCTTTTTCACTAGCTGTACCTGTGTTTCTTATAAATGTGTACTTAATCATTTTTTCTATCTCCTGTATAATTAATATTACATTTATAATATTAGTATATTTTAAATAGTATGTCAACATATTTATATATATAAATTTAGCCCTTGATTATAGCCATATTAGGGTGTTACGATATATGAAAATGTTGACAAAGGGGAATATATATGCCTATTGATACTGATTATGATTTTTTAGATTTAGAGTGTGAATATAAAGGCTTAGAAACAGATGACGATGGATCTTTCGAGGGATATGCGTCTGTATTTGGTAATAAAGATCTAGGCAACGATGTTATAATGCAAGGTGCATTCTCTAAATCAATTTATAAAAAGAAACCAAAACAGATCAAATTATTATACCAACACAAGACTGATGAGCCTATTGGTGTGATTGATGATGTTATGGAAGATAAAAGAGGGTTAAAAGTCAAAGGCAGACTTGCCATGAATACACAAAAAGGCAGAGAAGTATTTGAGCTCATGAAAATGGGTGCATTAGACTCTATGTCAATCGGATATAGATTAAACCCTAAAGGATATCACTATGATGACAAAGAAAAGAAAAGGGTTATCAAAGAAGTTGATTTGATGGAAATATCAATGGTTACATTTCCAATGAATCCAAAAGCCAAGATTACAAAGGTGAAATTGGCAGAAATGAATGTTAGGGAGCTGGAACATTACTTGCGAGATGCTGGTATGTCTGGATCTGTAGCAAAACAAAGTGCAAACATATTATATAAATCATTTAATCCAGAATTAAATGAACAGCGAGATGTTGTTGATAGTATTAAGCATTTAATTAATTTAATCAAAGATTAGGAGTAATTATGTCGGATGATATAAAACAAGTCATTGACGAGTTAGGTTCTACTTTTGAGGATTTTAAAAAAGAGAACAAATCTCGCTTAGATGAAATTGAAAAGAAAGGACATGCTGATCCAATTCTAGAGGAGAAAGTAGATAAAATGGCTGATGACATTTCTAAAATGGCAGAAGTCAAACAAAATATCGAAATCCAAGCAAAAAATCTAGAAGAGGCAACAGCTAAACTTGAAAAATTAGAGACTGCTCTTGCAAGACCTAACCAAAGCAAAGATGCTGAAGTTGATATGCAAATGAAAGCATTTAGCACTTGGTTAAGAAAAGGTGAAGTTGATCCTGAGGAAAGGAAAGCACTTTATGAGTCAGACGATACTCTTGGTGGTTTTTATGCCCCAGCCGAGTATGTTGCTGACCTTATTAAAGGTGTAACAGAAATCTCACCTATTCGTTCTATTGCTAGAGTAAGATCTACAGATAGAAGAGGCATTGAAGTACCAAAAAGAACTGGTCAATTCTCTGCTTCCTTTGTTTCAGAAACAGCTAGTCGAACTGAAACCACTGGGTACACCACTGGAATGATGCAAATCGATGCTCATGAAATGTATGCGTTAGTCGATATTTCACAAGCTATGCTTGAAGATTCAGCTTTTAACTTGGAGACAGAAATGTCAACTGAGTTTGCAGAGCAGTTTGCTAAAGCAGAAGGCACAGCATTTGTTTCTGGAAGTTCAGTAGGTAGACCTCAAGGTTTTACTGATTCAACTGCTGGTGTTGGTTCAACTAACTCTGGAAGTGGATCGGCTCTAACTGCGAATGGATTATTAGATTTAGTCTATGCTATTAAGTCAGATTATTTATCTAACTCAAGATTCGTAATGAATAGAGGAACATTTGGTTCTTTATTAAAACTTGAAGATGGCGAAGGTCAAAAAATCTTCCATGTTGGCATGACATTAGTTGG